GCGAAGCGCCTCGGCCGCGAGGACGGCGACCAGTCGTTGTGGGATTGCTTCGAGGATATCAATGAAGGCATTGCCAGCGCGCGATGCAGTGGACGAAGCATGGTGAAGGTCGCGCATTTCAAAACCTTCCACGATATGATGGAAGAGGACATCGCTGATGAAGCGGAGGAGTGGGAGAAAGCCGATGAGAGCTGGAGCACTGCGGAGATCGACTGGGGCCACCTGTTGTATCCGGAGAGCTTTCTCAACGATTTTCCCATCTCGTGCCGTGTGGCAGTTGCATTGGGCATCCAAGAATCGTGCATGGTGGGCTTACGTCTCCGAGAGTATCGTGAGACATTGTTCGACTACTATGAGTGTGACGGCGAGGTTACTCCGCCCAACACCCGCGAGGAAGGTAGCCTTGGTGAGCTTGCAGACGTGTCGAAGCTGTCCACCACGGGAGGGAGCAAGGTCACTGCTCCTGATTCGGCGAGCCAAACACCGGCGTCTTCTAGTGGTTCGGGTAACACCATTATCACTGTGGAGACGCCGGCAGTTGCCGACGTGGCTAGTGGGGCTGTCCAGGGGGAGACCCTGTCCAGCATCGTCCCAGACGATAAAACCGCAGCGGAGACGAAGTCAAACATGCCCGGTGTGCAGGGCGTGGGAACATCGGGTGCAGCAGTGACTCAAAAGCGGACAATGGTCTTGGATGTAGCCATAGCGCACACCCCTGATCAAACGGACCCTGCTGCCACTGTGGCGGGTGCTCCGGTTGTTGCGTTAGCAACGCCCGTACTCAACGGCGCGGAGAGCCAAACTGTATCCAGTGACACGAGCCGCGAAACCCAGTCTACAGGCAACCTGGGTGGAGTAGGTGTTCGAGTGGCGCGGTCAAAAGCGAAAGGTCAGAGGAAGGCTGCTGCGAAACGAGTGGGCAACAAGGGTTTGGCAGACCCGGTAGGCATACCCCTTGAGCCGTGCTTATCCCCTTTACCGTCAATCGCCGCATCTGAGGGAGTCAAACCTCGAATGGATGTGGGAGCCAACCAAGCGGCCCTGGGATCCTCTATTAATTCGCTGGAGCATGAGACACACGGTCCCCAAAAGACCGATAGGGACGACGGGGCCACAAGTAGCGCGTGTGCAGCCGCTACAAGTGGTCCTCAGGGTACACCAAACGAGCCAGCAAGACTCGAGAGCGCAGGTGCAAGCCCTGCCCACCCCAAGCGTAAGTTGCGGGCAACATGGATTAAGAAGGAAGACGCTCAATGGAGCGAGACCGCAGCTGAGTGGAAACCTTGGAGTTGGGAAAACCATGCAGACCAGGCATGGAGGCGATGGTAAGACACAGGCTTGTTGCCTGGGCGGTGGTTAATTCATAATTAGTGCACTTGTACAAAGTTCTGTTCGTTTAAAGTCGCAGTTTCCACTGCACAGTTTTGAGCGAATGGCGCCAACAGCGGCTGAGAAACGTCAGCAGGCAGCTAAAGTGTTTGCAGCTTTGTCCCCTGAGATGAAGGAGAAACTAAAGGCTATGATGCGTGAAAAGCTATCTAAAGCCAATGGAAGTACCCAGATCGTCTTAGCCAAGAAGGCACAGGAGCCAAAGAAAAAGAAGGAACCCAAACCTAAGAAAGAAAAGCAAGCAAAGCAGCCAGGTGCTCCGGCAGCGCACGCGATGTCGCCGTTCAATACTCAGCTCATCCCCGCTCTTATTCCTACGGGCCACGCTGTGGCGTACCGAGGATCATTCACGGAAACGTTGACGCAGTTGACGAATCAGACGATCATCATGATCTCAACCAACTATGGCGACAATGCCGGCGTGACTTATTTTCTCACGAAATCTGTTACTGCTGGAGTTGCTTCCGTAGCTGGCTTTATATCTTTGATCCCTGCTATCACTGCGAACGAGTACGCCGGTGGTCCCGTGCATGGACGAGCGATGAAGACTGGTATCACGATTACATCACACACCCCCATTCTAAACCGTGGGGGCGCAGTGTACTACCTAAGCACGCCTTCTAAAATTTTGACGCCAGCGTTGACGCCGTCCGCCGTGACTGGCGCACAATTCGACGCAATGTTTACTGC